CTGCGTGTTCTTCAATTTCTTTGTTGAAATTTTGTTTGTGATATACTTTAGCCATACGACGGAAAGTCTTTTTGCTAAGTTCTTGTTTCTCACAAATATCTTTAATAGCTTCACGAACAAATTCACGCTCGCTTTCCATGCGAGCCATGCTATTAGAAATTTCTTTCATGCACTCTAAAATTGCTTTACGATCTGCGGGATTGGATGGAATACCTGCCATAATTTATTTCCTTTCAATATCATCTTCAATACAATTATCGCCATACTGGATTTCGATAATCTTCAATGGGTCATCGGTTTCATTGCAAAGCTGATGCCACTCTGTTTTGCTAATATGGAGACTATCAAATTTATTATAGACTCCCTTTAGCTCAACATCTGTACTACGATTTAAACTATAAACCGTAGCTATTCCTTCTGCTACAAACCAATGTTCTGCACGATCTTTATGTCGTTGCATACTTAAACATTTGCCTGGATCAACAGTAAGTTCTTTTAATTTTACTTCTTTGTCTTGTTCATGAAGAACACGATAATATCCCCACGCGCGCGAGGTCTTGGGCGATTTCCATTCTTGAAGAATCCAAGAACTAGAATTCATTTTGTTTTCGCCCCCAACACCGAATTTAAAAATTAAGTTATCATCTTTCAAATCCATCTCAGGAATATTGTCAGATGTTCGGTCGCCGCCGTTAGCAAATATAATTTGATCAGCAGGATAAAGAGCACGTACATCTTTAATTGCTTGTTTGGCTGATCCATCATCGTCATTAAAGAACATTGCACGATCAACCATACCTAGATTGTTAACAATCGCAAATCTTTCATTAGCAGGCATAAACGGTACACCTTTTTTGCGAGAAAGCCAGGGATCAGAATTTACACCAACAACTAATAGATCACCTAATTTTTTAGCTGCTTTAAAATATTCGATATGACCAGAATGGATGGGATCGAATCCACCTGTAACTAAAACTATTTTTCTCATCAACGCCTCATCGTAGAAATTTCTTTTGCCTCATCATCGCTAAAGATTGGAACTGCGTTTGATTTGTGCATTGTACCAATACCTAGCACCTTAGTACCAGTATAAACAGGCGACGGCTTACTAGAAACCGCACCGGTTGTTCTTGAATTTAAACTCTGGATATTATTAGTAACATTCCTAGGATTGGATGTTACAGGCGGAGAATAAACCTCAGCTGCCATTGCGCGTTTACGCTTAGCATCTTCAATTTCAACTCCCCATTTTTTCTTCATAGAAGACCACTCTTGTTCAAGAGCTCTAGCATTACGTGCCTCTTCTGCACTTTTGAATTTAACTTTACCTTTTTTCTTACCATTTGTAGATAACCAAGGTCCAACGATGTGCATTGTCATATTAAATCTCCCATACTATATTATAACATCTTTTTCAACGTTTGTCAAATGCTCTGTATTGGTGGGTGTTCAAAATTCTCGGATCGTGTTTTGGATCATCTGGGATTTCACCATAATATGTCCATTCACTTATAACCGGTTCGGGTACGTCTCGTTTGAAGAACCGAGTCAACCTTTCAAAGAGACTTTCTCTTTTTTTGCTGTTGGTTCTTTCTTAACTACTTCTTTTGGAACCGGAGGTGGTAATGCGTCAGGAAATGCTTCTCTAACCAAATCTTCTGTGATTGTTTTGTATTTGGTTTGAAGTTTTTTATCTTTGCACAAACAAAGATCATCTGCTTCTGTCCAATGGATACCTTCAAGTAATTGAACAAATAAAGTTTCTTTTTTAATTTTTGGCAAATTACTTGGTTGACCCCAAATATACATTCGTCGAAACTCTGCAAAAAGATTTGTTTCTGAATATCCAACTGGTATTTTTTCGTCTCGTTTGTAAGGAGGCATACCTGCCGGCAAATCTAATTTAAAATTGGGATTATAATTGATTTGAAGCATCCCTCGTAATACAGGATGGTCATACGCGCGCAAGCAATTAATTTTTGCTTGTTTAGTTGGCGTTCTTTCAATCTCTTCAAAAATTTGTGGGATAAGTGTTTTCATTAAAATTCCTCAATCAATTCTAGCATGTTTTTCATTTTATGCTCAATGAAAAAGTTCAAAAGCATACTCTTATTTTTATCAGGTTGCCCTGCGTAATTATTTATAATGGCATCTTTTATCTCTTGTGGGATAAAGGTAAAATCAACTAACTTTTGATTGCGTTCAAAATTACGAATAAAGTCTGCATCATTTGGCATAGATGTTTTATCTTTATACCAAGATTCTAACTTCTTAGTAGTAATAGGTTTTTGTCTTTCGCCTGCAACAATACTATCGTCAGCAGATAATACATTAGGGATACCGTCACCTTTGTCGCCTTTAATTGTATGCTCAAAAATATATTGAGTTGCAGACATTTCAGGTTTAACAAATTTCTTTTGTGTAGGAGAAAACTGTTTTACATTCTTATACTTTTGTAATTGTATAAAATCATGATCACCTGATACAATTAAGAATGGTTTTGGATCATCACTAAAGACTCCGCCTTCTGCAAAGTCATTGGTCTGAGACCACTCTGCCAATACTGCAATTACATCATCAGCTTCAGCGCCGTCTACATTAACTACTTTGTATGGGAAGAATTTATCAATCTCATTGCGAATAAGATCAAGCGCTTCAAAGATTGTTTTCCAATCTAGACCAGAATCCTCGCGTGCTTTTTTGCGGCCGGCTTTGTAATATTGAAATTCTTGTCTTCTCCAATAATTGCGATTATCAATAGCTAGAACAAGCTGCCCATATTCTTTTCCGAATTTTTGTTTGTATCCGCGAATTGAGTTCAAAATCATATGACGCAAAAGCGGCACTTGAACCTCAATATCTTTTCTGCCGCCAATTTCTGCCATCAAGTTTGAAATTGCCGTTTGACTGTAATCAACAACGATCATAATATATCTTTCTAGTTAAGCTGCTAAAGTAGTGTCGTTTGCACCAGGTAATGAACCATCTGCATTTAATTCACCTGCCAAAATTTTCTGAGCGTATGCTGTAAAAGGAGTTATTGCTGCTTTTGCTTCTGGTCTAATTGTAGCATCAATAAGGCCACTACTACATCCAGATAAAAGTTTAAATGCAAGATCTGTAATGTAAGTTTCAACTGCTCGCTTAATAATAATCTTATTTAATTTAGATGTTACGGTAGTATTAAAATTTTGCAAAGTACTTTGTAATGAATTAATTGATGTTACTAAATTAGTATACCCTGTTCCATTTGCAACCAAAGTTATTAAATTACTTTTAAGTTGATTTAACACCGCTCCAGATTTAAATCCATCGACTATTACTTGAAGATCAACATCGGGTACATCAGCTGCAGGAGAACAGCCGTCGCCTAATAAATCCGCCAAAGTACATCCCCCGAATCCTCCTGTTGTTGAAGGTTCGGTCACTCCTGCTAAAGTATCAGTGTGTGTTTTAAATGCTGTGAGATCCGATTTTAGAGATGACAATTTTTCAAATTCGGCCTCATTGCCAGAAGTTGCGGTTCCGGGGAATAGAGGATCCTCAATTTGAGCTAAGCGATTATTAATTTGCGTAATAGATTCGGTTGTAACGGTACCAACTGGATTATAGAAAAATTTCTGAGTTAACTGTTGCATTGCGTTAATATCGCCACTTATGGCATTTAATTGGGTAGTTACCTGATCTATAAATGCTTTGAGTTGTGCAAACTCACTAGGGATAATGCCTCCCTTGGTAATTTGTTGCAGACCCTGAGACAACTGAGTATAAACCTGTTGTAACGGACTACCGCCAATCTTCGTTAAAATAATTTTAATTAATTGACAATATGATAATTTTAGCGCCATCTGAAACCTTATTTAATAACTCTAAGGATTAATGTATCAGTATTCATTCTGCCATTTGCAGGAGATGCTTTAGAATTGATACCATCCATATACTTTCTTAATTGTACTTTTGTAGCACCCATCAAATCCCTAAGTTGATCTGCAGGTTTACGCAAAGTCTTTTGACAACCCAATTCTGGATCGTAGTTTTGAAAGCTTGAACCTTTAACAAAAATACCTGTAGCCGAATCTGTTTTATACAGAGCTAACTTACGAGTTTTAGTATTAAATACCCATACCTGTTGTGCACCAATAACTTCTGCGGGATCAACTGACGTAAGACCTAAATCAGTATCTTCTTTTTTATACTTGAGATTCTTAACTTGAACACTCGCAGGTTTTGCCTTAACTGATCGGGGTTTACGATTTGCTTTCTTGAACTCTGAATATTTATCACAGTCCTCAATAAATTGTGCCAGCATTTTTACAATTATTTTCAACTCGCGCTTTGTAATATTAGAATAACCTTCTACCAATTGAGAATCTTTACCTTCATATACTTGAATATATTCGCGAAGTTTACTCTTGCACCATTCTTGAATATCGTTTACATAAGGTTTAGGAATCTGATTCGCTTGCATATTTTTATACAACGAAAAGTCTTCTTTGTTCTTAACTACTGAATCAAATGAGCCTTCGAGTTCTCCTAGGTACTCAGAGATCTTTTCCTTCATTGCATCTTGAATTGAAGGCTTAGGTGCAGATACAACAACCTTTTGTTGTACTGGTTCTGGGACATAAATTGTAGAAGCTAAAGTATCTTTTAGATATACCGTAAGTTTTGCCACATGCTTATCTGAAATTTTACCATTACGCATAATGATGCGAGAAATCCAACCATACGTATTTACGATGTTAACATCTTTAACTTGGTCAAACGTGTTCAACTCACTTGGCATTTTTGCTTTGACATAGTCACGCATATATTTGCGAGCATCTGATTTTGCTTTCTCAGCAGAATACCAGTTCATGATTCGCATCAATTGAACATTATAGGTATTATCTTCAGGTGCTAGTACAGCGATACTAGGTTCAGCGTCAAGTGAAACTCGTGCCATTATTTTTCCTTAATAACTAATTTTTTAAATTCTCTAAGATCGCGTTTATTTAATAACGGATCAGGAATAAACTTTCGTTTATTTAAAAGCAACGTGTTTGCTTTAAATGTCGAAATGGATTTCTTTGATTGTGTCATATCGAACAGCACGCCAAGCGTTTTTATCTAGATCCCATACTGCAAGTACTTCGGTATTTTCTTTACGTTTAATTTCTTTTTCTTCAGTTACAGGCAAATAGCCTGCACCTAATGTGCAACGCATATCTCTCAAAGTCTCATCTTTTTTAATAAATTTAATTTTCATCTCACCCATTACTAAATGGCTTCGTAACCAAGATTTGAAAACTTCCCGGTCTGAGTCTGAAGCAGACTTGTACCATTGGCCTGTATATTTTGTAGTGTCCATCATATTGTTCCTGTTCATGCTATATTATAACATCTTTTAGTACCCGTGTCAACCGTAAGGGTATTATACAACAGCTGCAGTAAATCGATATTGATTAATAGCATTAATTTCGTCAGCAATAAGTTTATCTTTGATTTTACCGAATTCTTGTTCCATATAATACCTAGCCATTTTCTGGGTACATTGATCCATTAAACTAGATGTTTCTCCTTCTAACCAGAAACGAACCGGCGATTTACCCCAGGTATTATATTTTAATGCTGTATGGAAAATCTCACGGTGTTTTTTATCGCTGGGATTAAATGTTACCCATGGACGTGAATATTGCTCAACTTTACTCATAATATAACTCCTTAAATTTCATAAATGATATTGGGATTAAAAATATCAGCTTGGTGCTCGTATTTAATATAACCCCTTGGATTACAAACTACTCTAGTACTACCCACAAGATAATCAAAATTATCATGCGTGTGCCCGTGTGTCCACATTTTAATTTGTGGATAATCTAAAATAAATTCAGATAGATCAGATGAATATGCGCCATTCATAATATAATCATCTTGGTATTTTGGTTTAGTAGATAATTTGCTAGGAGCATGATGCCCAACTACCACAAACTTTTGATCATATTTACCCTTGACAACTGTACGAATATATTCTAACATTTCTTTATGGTCAACTACTACATCATCGGGGGTTAATCTATTAATTACTTTATATGGTTTACCTCGATTATCAATTTCGCCATTAGCGACTTTTATAAAGTCATTCATCATACCCTTCATAGAATATAATGTAGATGGATCTTCCTTATTCATATCAGTCCACAATGTTCCACCGATAAATGTAACATCATTGATAGTAACAACCGATTTATCTAGAATATGTAGGTTCTCTAGATAAGACTGCAGATACATTTTTAAGTGCGGGATAGTACGCTGAAAGTCACCATTGTAATGTTCGTGATTACCTACAATGTAGATTACATTGTCATATTCGTTGCAACACATCTCAAAGAAGTCATGGATCACTCTGGATCGTTTATCATTGACATCCTTATGTGTTAGATCAGCCGCAACACAAATATCCCCAGACAGAATAAGGGCATCTG